CTCGATGGGAACTTCAGATAAGAAAGGTATCCCTTCCAGAGTTCTCCAATATCGTCAGTTGGCGAAAACCAACCTTTGTCAATCGCGTTATCATAGACAGAAACTGAGCCTATTGGCCCAGATTTTCTTTCTGCCCATAATGCCGCGACTGGAAAGGGTGTCACATCCTGCTCATGCCAATGAACTCGCTTTGCGAATTCAAAGAAATGACTGGAGATGTGAGTTTTCTCCTTTGACCAGTGAACTCCAAGTTGGCGAATTAGACGACAATACTCCAGCGCTACTAGTTTATGTCTTATTACTAAGTCATCTCCTAGCAGTGCATAGGGTAAAGTCTTCCAATTTACCTTCTTGTTTAGGCAAGCTTTCCATACAATTGCATGGTGAGCTAGACTAGTTGAGTTCCAGCTACTGTAAGCACCCATTGGATTTCCAACAGAATATCGGATTTCTCCAATATCTGATTGGAAAGGATGAGTCATAATTCTTAACCAAGAATTAGCTCGTGAAGAGCCAATTTTTGCCTTAAGTAATTTATGATTCAGAGCCACAGGAAACCTATCAGTAAAGGCCGTAAGGTCTATACTATAATAGGGTTCTGTTCCAGTGAGTTTCTCACGGTAGCTAGTCTGATCAAAGGTGCAGTCCTGAGGTATCTTTCTAAGAGCTTTAAACAAGTAATTGTGTAAAGGTCTTAGGGAAGTCTGCGAAAAGTAGTCAAGTATAGCTACTTCTCGGGTCTTTCCCTCTTTATCAGCAAAGAATATAAGTTTTCGAACTAATTCTTTACTATTAAAGAGTAAGATCCCTAGATTAGGAAAATACATTCCTAACATCATTATATACTTACTTAACCGAGGTCCTCCAAGATTTTGGATTTCCTTGAGTAAGTCTGTATTTAATAATGCTTTATAATCTACCATAGAAGTTTGTAATGCATGCCCATTAGGGCCTGCTTTACTAGTTCTATGATAGTTTCTAAAGTCTAGGGCTCGGACTGGCTGACGCTTAGGATTATATCCTAAAGTTGACCAGAACTTTTTGCAATCTTTATTCGATAGAGGCAGCGGGAACTTACGTTCGTCCGGACCTGTTATCGTATGAAAGGAGCATTGAGCTCGGTCTCTTAGAACTTTTGAGAGAGAGAGGAGCGTTAACAGCAGCTTGACGAAGCTGGTGCTAACGGTCCCTTCCTCCCTTAAGAATCTAAGATCTTTGGATATTTTACCTGGGTAGTCAGTAAAC